ATCATCTTCCGGATGTTCGCCGGAACGATCGTGGCCGCTGCCTGTCCAGACTCCTTCGCAACACTGACCGTTGCAGCATGATTCATGACGCCGCGGAGTTTCCCTACGCCGTCCCCTTCGATGATCCCCTGTCCGACCTTGAAATTGATCTCGTCTCGCGCTCCACGCTCTAAATACGCGGACGCCGCCTGGGGAGCGTTCCGGAGCATCTTGTCGCTGATGTACGTGAACACGTACAACTCTTGCGGTTCGATCTTCACGTCCCGGAGCTTCGGTGCGCTGCTGGTCATCTGAGTGAGTTCCGACTTCCAGTAGCCGCGGATCCCGCCTTGCCGCGATCCGTCAACGCGACTGGTTTCAGCCGGGGCCGGGAGCGTGATCGACTCGACCCCCGCGTCCACCGGGATAACGTCACAGCGAGACAGCAGGGAATCCGATTCCTGCATTGCCCCCGTCCAGATCGTCTTCGAGAACGCTGGCGGCACCAGAACCCCACCGTCCGCATTGACGGACTGCTGCAGGCCGGTCCCGGCCGCGATTCTGGCCAGCCGATCGTTCCCCATCGGGTTTGCGCCGTAGTCGCGGACACAGACCGCGAATTCCGCCAGCGAACGGAAACCCCGCTGCGGATCATCCTGGATGGAATCCCGGATCCGGCTGATGGCGTTCGGCTCCGTCACGCGACTGCTGGCCCGGGCTCGCTGCGCCAGCTCCGCGGCCCGCTGCTGCCGAGCCTGCCGCGTCTCGGTCGATTCGAGTTCCGTCAGCTTGGCTTCGAGATCCTCGGCCTCGGTCTCCAACGCCTGATAGGCCGATTCTTGCTCGGCCGTCATCGACTCGGCCGCCGCCAACGCCGTCATTTCGCTGGCGATATCTGCAAGCCGCTTCCGGATTTGTGCCGCGTTCATTCGCTCGCTCCCCTGAAACTTGAGTTTCGCCGGAGCCTGTGAACGCGAAAAACGCCACAACGTGAGGGCACCCGGCAATTGTTTGCCTTCGATGCACCAAGACGCTATGGCGTTTGGATTGCGACCGCTTCAACCGAGCCGGTTCGGATCAATGGAACCGCACGTCAGCCGGTTGGTAATTCGTTTGTCGGTGCAAATACTACACACGCGTCCTGGGAATGCAAGTGCATTTTCTCAGCGAACGCCGCCAGCCCGTTGCGCCAGCTGTGCGGCTCGCTCCGTGGCCGCCGCGCGGAACGCCTGCTGATCGGCCGACAGCCGTATCCGGATCCGTCCGTCAGCCAGCTTGGCCAGCACGCCGTCAAGGGTGTCCAGCCCGTCGATCATCCCGGCCGCCAACGCCTCCTTCGCCCCCACGACTCGCCCCTTGCCGAACTTGGCGCGGACGGTTTCCTCCGGCACCCCTCGCAGCCGTGCCAGATCCGCAACGAACGTCCGCCCCATCTCGTCGATTCGCTTCTGAATGTATCCCCTGGCTTCCTCCGTCAGAGGCTCCACGTCGTTCTCTTCGCCCTTGAGCGGGGAGTCTGCGGCCCGGAACAACTCTGCTTTGACGCCAATGCGTTCATTCATCGCCGAGTAGTCAAACGCCGACTTGATGCAGCCCACCGAACCGACGTCCCCCGATGGCATGCAGTAGACGCGAGATGCCGCCGCACAAATCCAATACGCGGCCGATGCCGCCATCGGGTTCGCGATGGCCACGATCGGCTTCACCCCGCGGCCTGCCGCGATCTTCGCCGCCAGTTCCTGACACCCGGACACCCAGCCGCCCGGGCTGTTGACGTCCAAAATGATCGCTTTGATTGACTCGTCAGACAGCAGCATGTCGAACGTTCGTCCAATCGCTTCATAGGACGTCCGCCCAAGTTCCCGGCCCATGATCGATGGCCGCGGTTCGATTACTCCATACATCGAAATCACGCCGAACGCCGCTGGCCGCTGCGGAGCTTCTCTCGCCCGAGCTTCACGGCCCGCGGCTCGCTCTGCTGCTGTGGTCAGAGCAAGCCACCTGGCTTCTGCTGCGAAATCCCACCCATGCGGATCCACCGCCATCAGACCTTTCAACATGACAGACCTTTCACGATGGATTCTGGCCGACTGGCCCATTCTTGAGACTCGATCACACCGGCAATCGCCGCCGTCACCTGGCCCGGGTCGACTTCCGCCGCCGCCGCTTCCAGCTGCCGCCGCCCCGACGCCACCCATTGGGACGCGATGTCCTCTGCCGTCACGTCGGCACCGCAGGCCCTGAGAGCATCGACCGCAGGAGCGATGTCGGCTGCGATGATGGCCACCTGATCTTGCCACATCGCGACGATCCGGCCCTGGCACTCGGACAGGGACCGCTTTGCCGCCAACTGGATGGCCTTTGATTCCTTTGTGAGCCATCGCCGCAACGAACCCTCGATCGTCGCCCGGATCGCTCCCGCCGCCCTGGCCACGATGGCCCGGCCCGCCGATGCCGGTTCCTCCGGATCCGTTCGTCCTGGGCCTGCCCCCGCCGTCCCGGCGAACTCGGACACCGGCCGCCCATCGTCGCCGATCGGCACTGTGGCACCCTGCACCAAGAACACGTCCCCGCCGTCGACTGGCGGAAGGTTTTCCAGCTGCCGAACTTCGTTCCGGCACATTGCCGCGATGGCAATCATGACCTTGTAGAATTCGCCCCGCGCCTCCAGGTCACCTCGGAGCAACGCGTCGACGACATGTTCGACAAACAGGGTTTCCTGTTCCTCTTCGGCAATCAACGATCTCGCGATGGCCTGTTCCCAGACTTCCAGCCACGGAATCAAAGAGTACTGGACGAACGTAATCCCGAGTTGCTCCACATTGTTGAACGTCGCGGACACGAGATGTTGCAACAGGTGAGGGGGGATGCCGTACCATCGGGCAATCTCTTCGATGCTGAACTGCCGCGTCTCCAGGAACTGCGAATCGTTCGCGTTGATGCTGATGGCCTTCGCCTTCGCACCACCTTCCAGCACCGCCACTCGCTTTCCTGTCGGTCCGCCGTAAATCTGTGCCCATTCCGTCCGAAACGCATCCCGCTGCGCCGCCTCCCATTTTCCATCATGCTCAATCACAACTCGCGGGACCGCAGCCCCACCGAACCAGTGCGAACCGTATTTCTCGGCCGCGATTCCGCCCGCGATCGTCTCCCTGGCGTGAGTGATCACGCCCCGGCCTTCAATCCCGTCATGCGTGATGATCGATGGCACGTGCAGCATCTGCCACGTTTCCAGTTGCACTTCCCCGCCGCCGTTCTCGTTCCTGACCTCATAGACCAAACGCCCATCAACGCGGGCGAGCGTGACGCGATCCGGATCGATTGGCCACAGCGCGACAGGTTCCCCATCTGGTAGATTTCCCACCCGCTCAATCTCGGCATAGGCGTTGCCCGCGTTCACCTGCCACTGCCACATGACCGCGCGGAACTGAACCGCCGTCATCTCCGGATTTGGTGCCACATTGAGCAACCGGGACAACTTGCCCCGGATCGGCTTCCGTGATCCGTCTTCGGCCCGCTGGTACACCCGCAACGGCAGAGACGATCCAGTGCCACACAGCACGCGCATGGCACACCAGACGGACGCCAGATTCAACGCCCGGTTCCGGTCGATCTGTTCCCCGGCCGCAGTTGGCGCATTGTCTCCGATCACGTGCCATTTCCGGCCGCGACTGTTCCACCAGTCCCGCCACAGTGAAGCGTTCAGCCAGTCCTGCAAACCGCTCATAGCGCGAGACTCCCCGGGGTGAATTGCCATCCCTGTTCGCCGCCCTGGTGATACAGACATTCCGACAACGCCATCAGCAGCGCCACGATGGCGTCGATCTTCAGTTCCGGATTGCTCTTGTCCGGCATCATCATCCCGGCCGCGTTCCGCTGAACCACCAAGTTCGTGGCCTGCCACCCCACACACGGATTCCCGTTGTGTTTGAGTAATGGCACCGCGACCCCTCTGACCAATCGAGTCTTGCCCAACAGACTCAGCAGAAACCGCAACGGTTCGGTATAGAAGTGTGCCGCCTGGCCGAACTTAAACATCTCGATGCCGAACAACGCCGTAAGCCGCTGGGCAAGATGATGAGCGAACGTTTTGTCGTACGCCCAGTCCTTGATGATGTGCGCTTCGTGCCACTTCAAGATCGAGTTTTCCACGTCGGTGAAATCCACCTGGTCACCGCTGGACTCGATCAAGTGGCCTTCGTCAATCCACCGCTGAATGAATGGCGTCCGAAGCGATTCAGGCCGCTCTTGCACCGTCCAAGTCTTTGTGATGGCCTCATATCGCCGGAATGACTTCCCGTCGTCATCCACTTCGGCGAACTCCCACACCGCCGCAATGGCCGCGAAATCGTTCGTTCTGCCGCAATCGAGACCGCCGTATCCTGTCCGGCCATTCAACGGAGACAGCTCACCGGCCGACATGGACCAGACTTCCGGAGTGATCACACGTGAACGCGATGAAGTGATTATCTGGACGTTCTTTTGCAGGAACTCCGGTTCCTTGTCCGGCCTCTGCCGCGCGAGTGTGGCCGCTTCCCGCATCCGCTCCAACTTCGGGGTGCAGCCTGGCCCGTCGCCGATCCCCGGATTGGCTTTCCTCCATACGCTCTCGTCGTATGGATCATCAATCGGAAGGAACCCGGCCCCGTCGCACCATGGACAGTTCTCGCCCTTGCACGCGTAGCACGGGACCGGCTGTTCGTCTTCGTGGCGATGATCCAACGCCGCGATATAGGCGAACCAGGTGTCGTCCACGATCTCGCCCGTAATGACCGATTCGAGACACCGGACTGCGTAATCGTGATTCTCTCTCCACAAGTGGGACCGATCGTCCCCGTACGTCGTGATTGTGAGCGTGATCGGCTGCCGGCGTGAACCGAACCCGGATTGCAGGGTGTCGGCAAGACCTCTGTGCTGCTCACGCCACGCGTGTTCCTCATCCTTGATGATGAAGTGGGGATTGAACCCGTCCACTTTCTTCGAATCACTGGCGATCGGCCGAAAGACCGAGTTCACCCGCGGGAACTCGATCTTGAGCTTGGAACTCGTGATCTTGGACAGCCGATACAACGCGGGAGACTGCTCAATCATGAGCTTGGCCGCTTCCCAGACGATTGTGGCCTGTTCCTGCTTGGTGGCCGCCACGTATCCTTGCGCCCCTGGCTCAATGGGGTTGTCGAACAACAGTAGCAGACACGCCAGATAGGCCGCGAACGTCGATTTGCCGAACTTTCTGGCCACCTCGATCTGGGCCTGGCGGAATCGCCGCAGGCCCGTTTCCGCTGACCTCCAGCCGAACAGGTTCCACAC